CTTCCTCCAGAACAGCCTTGTCACCTCATCCTCTGCTGCAAACACTGCTCCTGGGTTCTGAAGCGAATGAAGCCAGCGCGCTAGTTCGCTGATCTGGTCGAAGGTGTCAGCGGAATTGAGCTGTGATGCTGTTGGGGTTGGTTCCAATTTCACTGTTGCTCCGATGGTCCACGGTCCCGCCACGGCGCGAGCGGCGGCCTGGAGACTGGTCTGAGTCAGTGCCTTCAAAGAAGGCATTGGGGTGAGATGGATGCATGAACTCGATCATTGCGAAATTAGCCGCATCCATGAGGAACTCGGTGTTGCCGGTCTCGGCATACTTGCGGAGCCTGTCCGTGAGGGAGGTGACGGCATTCACTTTGTCCGGGTATGCAGCGGCTACAGGTCCATATTTGTAAAAGCTGACCACCATCCGGGACTTCATGCCTTCAACGAATTCATCCGAGAATTCAGTCTTGAGAACTTCGGTTACGTCGTCCATTTCGGGGTCTCCGTTAGTAAATTATACTTGCATAAATGCGCAACAATTTCAAGCGTTTATGGCCTATTTTTGCGTCCCAGGTAAGATCCAGCGCAAGCTCGATGTCGCCTGCAAACAGTGTTCCAGCAATTCGGAATAGGTCAGGTCGCAAACCTTCATGCCATTGACCATCAGCTCCCACTGCGGGAACTTGCCATCGGTCGAGACGCGAATGCGGATTTTGTCACTGCCCATTACGAGCCTTTCCTAGCCTGATGTGACTTAGGTGGGGAACGGATATGCCCAATGAGACTGAGCGCATGGGCGATCAGCACCAAATCGGCTCGACCATTTTATATCATAAAGCGTTGAATCTAACTACCTATTCCTCATCCACTTAAGGAAGTCTGCGCCATATTCTGGGTCTGAAAAGACATGGACACGAGCGGTGTCAGGCTCAATAACGATCATAGCCGCCGCGCCATGATTTGACTGCGCAAAACCGTTGGTCGTCTCATAGAGACCACCGAGTTTGTACCCGGAAATCTGCGCCAGCCAGGTCTTCACCTTTTTCTCTGGGAACTCGATTTCAAAGAGCCCGAAATTGTGGGTGTGACCCGTCAGATAAACGTCAGCTTGCTCGCCAAATTTCGCATCCCGTAGGGTTCCGTGCGTCGGGTTGTAGATTGAACTTCCCTTCCTGCCATGAGAGGCATCAATGCGCACCTCCGTCCCGTTTCTGTGCACAAGGCGGAATTGCGCTCGCCAGTCGATCACTGGCACATAGTTCGCACCGATTTCCTTATAGAAGTCAGCGTTGTTCCACTGGTCGTGGTTCCCGAGCAAAAACACCAGCCACTTGATTCCGGCGTCGAACATGAACCACTTAGCCAGGCGCCGTTCCGTTTGGTGGGAGATATCGTTTTCGGCCCATAGCTTGGCCATCCGGCCAGACCAAGGCCACGAATCTGTAGTGTCACCTATGTTGCCAGCGTAAACTCCAGGCTGGCGCGCGACAGCGATATGACGTTCCAGCAAATCCCAGCGGCAATTCCCGCCGAGATGTGGATCGCCAAAAATCAGGAACCCGTATGGCTTGTCCTCTTTGACCTTCAGCGGGAACCAGGTCCGCGCATCAATTGCCTTCTGCTTCCGCTCGTGAGCCTTGCGAAAGCGGGCCAAAAGCTCATCTATCGGCTCCTCTTCTTCGCCATGAATGAAGTCTGGAAGCTCTACCGCTTCATCCTTCTCGGCACGGATGCTTAGAAGTTCCGCTCTCCGCACTCGCTCTGCAAAGCCGGCGCGGGACATATTTGCTGCTTCGGCGGCTTTGGTGAAATTGCCATCATGCCTCGCTAGAATCTCGACGGCTTCTCGCAATTGCCATTCCGGGGTGGGCGGTGTTGGCATGCATGGGTGTCCCTATGCTGTTGATGGGAATAGTCAGAAGGGAGCGGCGGCGGGCGCTTCGGCCGGCTTCACGACTTCTGGCGGCCGGTTGACGCCAATAGTCATATCGCCATCACCGCCGAATGTGGCTTGCGGCTGGCCGCCCTCGGCATGCGCATCATCTTGCGCATTCTGAACATCGGAGGCACCCCTGTCAGTGTACGGCAACGTGTAGAACGTCACGACGCCATCGGCGCCCTTCAGGAGGACTTTGATGTAGACGTTCTTTTTGATGTCGGCGCCAAGGATGAGGTAGTTGCCATGAGCGGGGCGGAAGGGCGTTGGCTGACCAAGGGGGACATAGACCGCCCATGCGGCTAAAGCGGCAACAGCGGGCAGGGAGAGGACCGCCAGACGGCGGGAGGACATCCAGGCGAACACCGCAAGCACCACAACGAGGATCAGCCACACGGTCGCGATCATGGCCTAGCCTCCGATGTAGAGCGGTTTGAAGATGTTGTTGATCGAGCCGGGAACAACATCACCGTTAGCATCGATCGTGAACCGCATGATGGTGCGCTCTTGATGATAAGCGACCGGCACATCGAACTGGTAAGCGTGCATCGAATTGGCATCCTTGCCGATGCCGATCTCAATGTGAACGTTTGTCGTCTCACTCAGGGAGAAACCGTAGACGTTGAAGGTGTATTCCCCGGCCGGGAGATCGCGTGCGACCATGAGTTCGCAATTGGCAGGAGCCTTGCCGCCTGTTTCGCCGCGATTGTCGGTGTTGAGGGATAGCACCTTTCCGGAACGGTGGTTGAACCCGACGGGCTTTTCCTCACCTGGAGCCATGCCCCATGAATCGATGTCTTTGGGTGCCCGCTCCCAACAGACCAGATACGAGATTTGGCCGGCAGGACGAATGTTTTCCGTTACCGGCTTTGTCGGCGGATTGATATTGGGGAGGGCAAAGAGGACGACGGCTGAGACAGCCGCCGCGAAGGCCAAGAGCACATCGCGGTAGCCGATGGAACTGGCCTTCTCCCCGGTTCTCAAGAGGAAATATCCTCGTTATGGAGAGCCGTCGCCATTTCGAGCAGGCGATTGTTCCAGATAGTCCACAGAGCTGTGGAGGAGCCGGCAAGAGTAGCGCCGGCAAGGAGCGTGACGCCCGTCAATGCATGAACGCCGGCGTCCTTAACGCCTTCGGGAGTGGCGAGTGTTTCCTTGCTGATCCCGGTGAAAGCATGGACGATGCCGAGAGCCGAACCTATCAGCCCGAGGAGCACCAGGGATTCGATCACATCGGCAATCGGGCTATTGAGAATTGCGGCTTTGCGCCCTTCCCTCTGCGCTGCCTTGGATATCTGCTTGGGAAGTCGCTCGATGGCCCGAGCCCGGCGGAATGTGTAGAGAACACCCGCCAGAAACGCCGCGATGATGGCCGTTGTGATGTGATATGGATCAGCACCCGCGACCATGGCGAAGATGCCCATCCACCAGGCCCACACCATGACGCATGAGCCGATGAAGTTGACGATGAAAAGCTTGAGGGTAAGGCTCATTGCGCAGCCACCGTCATCGGGCATTTCGGGAGAAGCAAGCTTGCGGGAAGGACAAGCATCGTGTTTTGCTCATCGCCCTCTGCGGCCGATGGAACTCGCGCATGCTGGAGATAGGCGTGTAGGCGATCAGGGAGAGCCGCCAGCCAAGCAGCCCAGAGCTTGCGCGTTTCCCTCACCGCGCGTCTGGTGCGCATGACCTTGCCGTTGATCTGCTGAAAGGGCTTGTGGAAGCCGAAGATGGCGCCCTCATCGGCGCAGGCTTTGATGGCGGTGAATTCGGAAAATAAGACGATGCCGCAGGCTGACGCGCAAAGGCCATGAAAATGGATCTCTGCGCCCGCCGTGTTTAGAGCTTGGTATTTTTTGTAATACTCAACCACCGAGCCTCCAGGATCATCCGTGATATGGACAACCGGAGGAGCGGGAAGCGGCTCGGCGTGAGCCCTGATAGTCAGCGTCACCAGCATGACGGCGCACAGCGCCAACGCGGCAAGCAAAATACCAAACGCAACCCAGAAGCGAGGGGTCTCGCCTTCCATGGCCGTATCCTTTCGAGGGTGGAGGATTTATGCGCGAATGCGTATATCTGGCGGATATACGCGAGTGCGTATTAGGGAGAGCCTTTGAACGCCAGCCAGAGCAGCCCGAGCATGCCGGCCACCAGAATGCCAACCGCTGTCACCAAACCCTGCTGCTTCACGGTGTTGACGGATTCCCGCCAAGCTCTGAGATGAGCCATGTCCTTCTGCATCTCGACCGGATCGCTGGCGTCGATGCCGAGTTGCAGGAGTGTTTCCGAGACGGCTTCGGCAACAATCTTCTTCAGCTCATGCTCGGTCATTTCAGCCTCCGATGATGGAGGCTGCTTTCGCCAGCGCTCCATGGCGCTTAGCGCAGATGAGAAGGGATTTGCGATCGGCCGCCCACAACCTCGCAACATCGGCTTCCGTCAGATCCTGCTCGGGAATGGTGACGACACCGGGACAGGCTTGCTTGAGCGAGGCGGGGATTTTGGCTGTAGCCGGCGGCAGAACCGAGTGGCGATTGAACGAGGCGCAGCCTGACAGGGCGAGGGCAGCGCAGAGTAGTAGCGTTTTCATTGACGGCCTACTCCATTAAGCGCCTTGGCAACGCCCTTGGACATTGCTGGCTTCTGGTCCGCGCCATCAGCGTGAATGGCCGTTTCCAATGCTTCTTGGGTGTTGGCGAGTTGGCTTTCGAGCGCAGCGTTCTCGGCTTCGATCTGGTCGATTTTGGCTTGGTCTTGCGCTATCTTTTCAGCTTGTTTCGCGATATCGCGCTTGCGCTGCTCTTCCCATGCGATGCGCTCATGCGAGGTGCCAGCATCGTAGCCCTGCGAATATTTGTGGTGCCCGTAGCCCCACAGAGCCCCGCCAGCGAGCGCGGCGATCACCGCGTAGGCAATCACAGCAGAGAGCAGCGAGGACAGCCCTGTAGCTCGTCCTATCCAGAGGATCAAAGCGGCCATAGCAGGATCAACCCGATGAGAGCGATGACGCCGACGACGAACAGGCCGATCTCTGCGGCGTATTCGTCAATGAGTAGGGCTAAGACAGATTTGAGGTTTTCCATCACACGAGCCCCTTGCGGCACAGAGCGGCTTCCTGAGCGCGACGAGTGACGAGCCCCTTCACAACACGACCGCCAGCCTTCACGAAGCTGCCAAACGTGTTGCAGGCCGCCACGTATTCCTTGGCGTTGAGCTTGTCGGGCATTGAAGAATGGCAGAACCCGCCGACGCCGATGTTGTACGTGAGTGATAGCTCAGCCACATAGATTTCGGCCGGGATGCTGTCAGGATCAGTGAGGCACGAACGCATGCCGGCCTCGTGCTTCGTCAAGGAATCAATGAACATCACGTCGCATTGCTGCTTGGTGAAGCGCATGCCCTTCTTGATGCCAGCGGTTTCGCCCCGGCAGGCCGTCCAGACGCCGATCACATCCTGGTAGGCCACAAGGCGAAGGCCCTCGTAGCCGCCGACTGTACTGAACGCGAGCGAGCCCATAGCGGTAAGCGCCCCGGCGGCGCCCACCAGGCGAGTTCTGGTTCTCATTGCTTGCCTTTCAGGGTTGATTCAGCTAGGTTTTCTTCAGACCAGAGGTCGAGTTGGCAGAGCGGTTTAATGCGCTGAGTTGGTCACTCGGTATGGTGCAAGCCAGACGTCTTTGGCGCGGCCATCAGGGGTTCGAATCCCCTACTCGCCTCACTCTCCTCAATCGTTCCGGTAGAGGTGCCCGATGCCAGAGGCGATGAGCAGCACGATGCCCAAGCTGGCGTAGACGGCCGGCGGTATCGGCAGGATGTTTTCGAACGCGAACCACATCTGCGAGACGGCATCGAGGATCAGCATCAGGATACCCAGCCATCCGCAATGAAGCCTGACGCGGCGAGCGAGCTTACGACGCATCAGCGCGTGTCTTCGTGCCGAGCGCGGAAATACTGACGCAAATCGTCCCTCAGCCCTCTCCGGCGCGCATCATGGGCATGGGCCAACCGCAGAACCCCGCGTGCATCATAATGCACATCGGAATGCGGATTGAACTGGTGCTTCACCAGGATTTCGCGGCGGCCCTGATATTTTCTATTGACCTTGTGGCCGTGGAAATGGTGGACGATGGTTCCGGGAACATAGCCGATGTTGCGGGCGATATGACGCTCGGCCCGAGCCTCCCATTCCTTCACCATTGCCCTGTAATTCGGATGGCAGTCCCGTCCCAGGTCGCGGCGGTAGCGCATCGAGAAATCAGCTTTCCCGATCAGGGCACATGCCATGTGAAAATCAGCAGAGCCGAGGATGGCTCTGTCCAACATTCCCCCGAGGCAATCCCATGCTTCGACTGTGAAAGCCCAGCAGTAGCCGGGATGCCAGAACGGCCCTCCACCATCATATGGGCCGCACTTTTCCCAGCCGCCGAACCTGTTCTTTGGGCCGAGTTCAAAGCCCTTGATGTAGCAATGGGCAAAGCCCCGTTGACGTTCATGGAACTCATGATCGGGACCGGTGTCGATCACGTCACCGAAGGGCTGAACGACTGCCCTCGCCTGGAGTTCCGATAGCGTCTCTGTTGCCCAATCATCCCGGAGGAAGTGGATATCGCCGTCGCACCACATAAGGAACTTGGCACCAGCCTGAATGGCGTGTTGGGCGCCGATGTTGATGAGGTTTTCCTTCACCCACAGTTCATCATCGCAGCGGACATGGATATGGTTAGGGTGGCACCGATCAACGATCGATGGTTCATGCAAGCCGCTCGTCGCCTCTACGATCCAATGAGTGACCCCGTATCGCTTCATCCGTTCCGTGAACTCTCGAAACAGCCTGACGCGCGTCTTGTAACGGGCGGGATTCGAGATCACCGAAATGACATGGAGTTCGGCGGCGGGTAGCGGCGTTAGCATTGGCCTATCCAAATTGGGATTGAGTACTGACTGATCCGATCGACCTGTAGGGGCCGCACTTACCTTCCGTGATCGCGGGAGTTGCATTTCCAGTAATGTTGAAGCATCGTCCGCGCCGGGAAATTCGCGGGGTGGGTGATGGGTTCGACCGCCTATCGGCGATACTTGCTGGTCATTATCGCTATCACAGCACTTTTAGCATCGGCTGATATCTGTCTTCTGCAGCGTTCCTCGGTTTGGGTTGGCCGAGGAAATGCAGCCGAACTTGGCGCGGGCATAGGCTTAGGAGCCTTTTACATCGGCGTTGGTCTGATCCTACGGCTTGCGGCGCCAAAGACGTCAATTGTGCTTCGACCTATCGTGGCCAGGGTTGAAGCCGCCCTATATGACATCGGCGCCTTTCTCGGCCTGTTCTTCGCCTTCACGGCGGCGAGCTGCCTTTTCATGTATTTGGCGGCTGCAACCAAGCGACCGTTGCTAGACGCCGACCTGGCCGCTATCGACCAAGCGCTTGGTTTCCGCTGGCTTCAGACAGTCGAGACCGCGAACTCATTTCCGATGATCGCGACCGTCATGGTCTTTTGCTACGCATCAATCGGCTACCAGATTCCGGGAACGGCACTGTTCCTTGTCGTGGCCGGCAAACGCGAGCGCCTGTTCGAATTCGGCGCGACGCTGGTGGTTTCACTCATGCTGACTGACTTGGCCATGCTGGCAGTTCCAGCAGCAGGCGCCTACTCGTTCTATCGCCCCGGCGAGATGTCTTTCAATCACTTCACCGCCGTAGGCGGCCTCGCACATCTGTCCACGCTTGAGCATTTGCGCTCCGGGGTGCCTTTCGAGTTCCTTTCGAGCAAGATCATCGGGCTGACGAGCTTCCCGTCGTTTCACACCGCTCTGGGGATACTCGTCACATTCGCTGCCAGGCGGACCATCCTATTTTGGCCGGTGGCTGCCGTGAATGCGATCATGGTTCTGGCAACTATCCCGGAAGGCGGGCATCATCTCGTTGATGTCATCGGTGGGATCTGTGTTGCGGTCGCCGCGATAGCGGCCGTTAGGTCGATAGGTCGCTATGAACGCGGGAAGGCTGCAGTCGGTGCCGTGAACCCACCGTCGGAAGCATAGCGCGCCACGCCCTTGGTGATGCGCACCTCATCCAGCCAGCCATTCATCAGGGTAGCGATCGTGCTGTTTGAGCGGCCGACCTCTAAAGCCGCAGACGCATTGAAGAAGACGCTGTTGGCAGGTGTCGTTCCAACGTCCATTGTGCCATTGATGTAGATGCGCATCTTGCCAGACGAGTCCTTATCGATAGCGACGTGACTAAACACCGACTGAGACAAGGCGGTCGAGCAGACGACGCTCACGATGCTGCCGCCAGGGCCGCCATCGACGGAGAACTGGAGCCTCGGCTTAAGGTCGGACAGCTCGACCCACCAGCCGAGGTGGAAGATGTCGGCGGCCTTGCCCATGATGCCGAGCGTGCCTGTGGGGCTACCCTGCGGCCTGATCCAGAATTCGATGGTGAACTGATCGGAGTTGGCGGTCGAAAGGTTCCAATCGGAACTGGTGCCCGCGCTCCAAAAATCGCCTGCACCGTCGAACAGTCCTGACGATGCTCCATATTTGAACTGGGCGGTGTCAATCTGCGCATCGCCATTGGCGGTCATCGTATGCGCAGACGGGCTCTCATCGGTGGTCGATGTTGAGCCATCGGTGCCTTCGAAGCCAAGTAGGAGTTTGACATTGGCGAAGTTGGGGTCGCTCCCCCCGCCGCCACCCCCAGAACCACTTCCGAACAATCGGCCAGTCGAAAGAAGCATCAGGCCGAACCCTTCAGCGTTGCCGCTATATTGGCAATGGTGGCTTCAGCGGGAGAGTTCGAGGGCGCATAGAACTCTAACCTGTGGCCAGCCGATACCGTCTTTGCCGTTCCGCTAGTGGTTGTGAAGGTGAACGCGCCGCCTGTTGAAATGGATATCGTACCAATGGTGGAACCATTGTCCTGAACATCAATGGCGAATGTCGCGGCAGGGTTTGTCCCCACATGACCGAATGAGCCAGAGAAATTTGCCGATAGGCTGACATCACGAGCCATGACGAGCTTGCCCATGAGTTGCCCGGCTGTGGGGGTTCCAGGAAAGGACAAGGGAAGATCGTAGGCTACCGGAGTAGAGCCGCCAGCAGCCGCGACAACGGCACCGAATAGACCCGTCGAAGTGCCGTCCGTGTAGCCTATGAATACCTGACCGGCGGCGACCGAAACAGTGGTGGCGGTTTCCGGCGAAGCACCGTCAGTCTTCTTCAACGTGACCGCGTAGGTAGCGTCGGTGTTGTGGAAAATGAACGGACGCTTGACGGCGGGGAGAATTAGCGTCCTGGCGGCAGCAAGTGCTGCGCTCGGCTTGAACACCATGGCCGAACGGTATTGCGTCGAGTTCAGCGTGATGTTGCCTGACGAGAAGTCAACCGAATAGGTATCGGTCGTAGCATTCCCGAGCGCGGCATCGGCGTCATTGCTCGTCTGCCATTGCCCATCGGCCTGGCTATCCGCGATAGCCGGGAGGTTCAAGTCGTTGGCCATGCGGCCTCCTTAAAGATAAATCGTCGCTTCCCGCGTCGGGCAGATGACGCCGGTCCCGGAGACTTGCCGGATATCGAAGGTGAAGGCCGTCCCGCTGGTTAACGGTGATCCGAAGTCCGTTATCTGAAGCGCGCCGGAATAGTCATAGTACGTGGCGTCGTTGACGGTCTCCGTGCGGAGAACCGTGCCTCCAGGGCCGTCCTTGATCCGAATGACGTATTGTTCGAGCGTTTCACCGAGCGGAGCTGTATACCCGCCATCGTCCACCCAATATGAGCCGATGCGGGAGCGGCGAACCCAGGAGAGGCGGACATCGGATGGACTGTCGATCGATGCGTCCAACTGGCACGGCTTCGGGATCTTCTCGGCCTCACCCGTAACCGTCCTTAGGACGGCTGGCGTGGTGTTGATGGAATCGCCAAGACCGACGGCCTTGTAGGAAAACTCCTCATCCAACGTTGCGAGCGCGTAGGAGACGTTCTGAACGTTGTCTTCGGAAAGCCAGACCACCAGATCGCCAGCCTGGTGAGTGGCGGTGAACTCCTCCGACGAGCCGCGGCCGCGCCTGAGACCTTCGAAGGTGAAGGTTCCATCACCATTGTTGGTGATGGTCATGACCTGGCAGACTTCCCAGCGGCCGGGCTGGCCTATGGCGAAGTAGTTTGCACCATTCATCATTTCCAAATAGGTGGCCGAAGTCAGCAGGCTCGTGTCGCCGGAAATGATGCCGATATCCAGGGTTCGGGTGAACTCCGTGACATAGGGCAAATCCCAATCGGGAAGCGCTTCGAGCGCCACGCCCGTAATGCCGTTTGTCACTTGGCCGGAAATAGGCTGGTAGAGACCTGACGTGTCCTTCCGGAACAGCGTTGCGCCATCCCAATAAGGTTGGCCCGCCGAAGCCAACACATGGTATTGAACGAAACCAGCCCCCGCCAGATCGTCACCATCCGAAATAAGCGGGATGTCCAGGTGATAGTATCGGCTATCTGGAGTGCCGACGGGCTCAGGTTCAGTGGGCCGTCCGGAAGCACCGGAGATCGATACCGAAACGCTGGACAGGAACTCCGTGCAGACGATATCGATCATGTAGTCTGGGCGGCAAGTGACCTCCGTAATGCGAGCTGTGATCAGCCTGTTGGCGAATGTGAACTGGATGATGTCTTCGGGCTCGAGGTCTATGTATTTGGCCCGAAGCGTCATCTGGAATTCGTGACGCTCAAGCGCGAGCCTGTTTACCTTCTGGGTTGCGAGCGCCTTGATCGTGTCGGCATCGACAATGATGGGGATGTTGGCTTTTACCGAGTCATCCGCCGGCGCCACAGGAAGCGGAAGCGACGGAATCTCACCGAACTGCGCCCGCGTCTGGTAAACGGCATCCGGGTCGCGGTAGTTGATCCCGTATCTGGCTATGAACTCTTCAGGATTGTACCGCTTGGCTTTGATGGCGGGTTGCGAATCCACCATGTCTCCGGTCGATGAAACGGTTTCGTCGACCGCGAAACTGCTATCCGTCAAAGCGCGCTTGTGGACAATTTGAGCAGTCCGCTCGAAAATGGAAATCGAGTAGGGCTCACAAATCGCTCGATCGATATCCCTGGCCCCGGCGGTGATGTCGACAACGCCGCCTTGGATCAGGTCATCGACATTCTGGGTAACGATCTGGTCTTCGGTATAGCCCCCGCCATAGACCATCAAGTCGGTAATGAAGTCCGAGAGCTGGCGAGTCGAACCATCGCCAGTTGTTACCCTGAAACGGCGTGGCTGCTCGCCGATGGTCGTCTTTGTGATGCCGGTGTCGGTCTGGCCGTCATAGGCGTAGGCCTGAACGTTGGCCTCGGCCCCTGTCTCAGATCGTGTCAGCCCTGTCTTGAGGTCGGTGAAGTAGCTCGTTCCACCAATCGTGAAATAGAGTTCGTCTGTGAACCGTTGAAGATCGGGCGGCAAAAGTTCGCGAAGGCCTACATCCTCGATCTGATAGGGCACCGTCTTGGTGAATTCCACCGCGCCGGTAGTTCCATCAATCCTCTCAACGGTGGCCGCATCGGTCCAGACAACCAGGTCGCCATCGTCGTACACCGCGTAGCGGAGATTGTCAGAAAATGTGGCAAGGACGGCGGTGGTCTTGATTACGCCCGTGGAGCCGAATGTGACCTTGACCAGATCAACATCGGCGCAGATGTAGATATCGACTTCCGAACCTCTGTTCTCGCCGGGAGTGGCGCACTGGATATCGGAATAGCCCTCCCAATTGGCGGCGGACGCGAAGACAGGCGTAATGTTGGTGACCTCTACGAGGACGGAAAAAATCTTCGCGTTGTTGCTCGTGAACCCAACCAGGATTGCCGCCGCTGAAAAATCCACCAGGCAACCGCCTTGGCTTGCGATCGTGCCCGGGGTAACCGCAATGTCAGAGGAACTTTCTATTATTGATCCATTGGAGGCATCGAACAGGACGGGTTGCCATGAACTGGTCCCGTCGAAGCTGCCCATATACAAAAGACGATCAAGCGTGCGGCTATAACGAAACAAGACATAATAGCCGAAGGCGTCGCTCGGGATGTCGAAGCTGAAATATTCCTTGGTGGCGAAAATCGAATAATAATAGACCGCGCCACCATCAAAACCGAACAGTTTCCCCTGATCCCAGACGGGGATCATATAATCGAATGCGATCGAGCCGGAAAAGGTCGTGTAGGTGTCGTAATCGTGGCTTGAAGCCCCGTCTTGGATCCATTCGCCCTCAAATGTCGGCGGTGAGCCAAAGCTCTGAATGTCGAAGTTGGTCAACACGATGTCGAGATAGCCGCGGTGGGCGGAGATATTTGTCGTCCCCTCCTCCCGCGTCATCGTCGGGTCGCGACCTTGCGTGCTTTTCCCGTCGTAGGCCCTAAAGTTCAGGCCCCTAGCGCGGTAGCCCTGCGAGGCGTCATAGATCAGCTTGCTGTTGCAATAGAGCTTGCGCAGAACCCAGGTCGAATTTGGCACGAGCGGCCGCGCGAAGCGAAGACGGCACGACATGAAGGACGTTGTAGTGGTGATGGTGTCCCACCACTCGGTATGCGTGGAAGTCACAGTGGCGATCGGCGGAACCCAGATATAGGCCGCCGGCAGACGGCATTTACCCCAAACCACAGGGATGGTCTGACCATAGGCCGAAGTCGGCAGCGTCGTCTGGATCGGCGATGCCTCTGGTACATCTGGGGCTGTTTGATAGCCGCCGAGATGAATCGTGGGTATATTTCTGTAGTTGGCGCGACCAGCCATTTATGTGCCAGCCCCAGAAAGGAAATCACGGCCTGGCAAAAGGTGTTCCCCTCGGAAATTAATCGAGTTGGAGAAACGGTTTTTGCACATGGAGAACGTCTTGTCGCAGCCGGGGGTTATCTCGAATGTGTCACCGACTTGAACCGTCCATCGAGCAAAGCCCCACAGTTGGATGCGCTTGGTGGAATTGGTGTAGGCTCGGACTTGGTTATAGGCGGTTCCGCTCGCCGCGTTTAAGCCGGAAGTCCATTTGACAACCCCATTAGTGAACCAGCCATCGACTGCCCTGCTTTCGGTTAGTGTTGCTGTAAAGTCGCCGTCATCGGCTCTGGTCGCGACAACGCCCGAGCGGACCCAAGCTTCCTCCGCTGTGAAGACCGCTGTGCCATCGGTGGTGGTTGCGGCCACCGTATAATTATAGCTCGGCGCGGTTCCAGCCGTCGTTCCAGCCGTAGTGCAGCGGAACATGCGATTGTGATAATCGCCGCTGTCAGGCACGCGCACATAATCACCAACTGCGTAAGCCGTGTTGCGAGCAACATCATCGGGATAAAGCGGAAGACTGCAGAAGCCCGGCCTTTGATCTCCCAAATCAGATCGGCACGCGACCGACAATTCCTCGACGGTGATGGTCTTGGCCTGCTGGAGAATGCCACGAACTTCGAATGCCGCTATCCGGCCGCGATCATCGTAGTTGATCTCCGAAACCTCATACGGCCCTAGTTGCATGCCACCATCGGAAGGACTGTTGAAGCTGATGAGAAACAGGGTGATCTGCATCCCTTCGAAGGTGCCGGCGTAAACATCCTCTTCGTCATAAGCATCGGAAATGGCCGTTGGCGCCGTGACCTCGCCATCAGGGACGCTCCCATCCCCCTGGAATTTGAGCGTCGACCCCTTGAAGCTTTTGTCGGACGTCCATGTCTGGGAGTTGAATGACTGATCCTGTCCGGTCCCCGAGACACGGATTGTCGTTCCGTCAGCGAATTCGAATTGCCCGAGCCACCCCAAGGTGTGCGGAGTGGCCGCCATCGCTGCCTTAAGGGCAGAGGTCGTCACTCTCATCGCAGGACTTCCATCAAGGTGCAGGAAGCCGAGGCAAATGGCGTTGCGGTGTCAGGACCGATCGGCAGCGAGATCGGGTTGTAATCGGCGTCGTATCGAACCCGGATCAGAAAGTTGCACGAGACTGTTATGGCCTGCCCACCAGATGGGATGTTGCCACCCGTGAAGGTGATGAGGCCATTGGCTTCGTTGTAGTGGACAACGTTGGTCTTGGTGACACCATTGACCTTCACCACGAGGCTGGAGACGATGGTGATTGGGCGCTGATATGGTCGGTCGGTATCGGAATAGGTTTTCTTGATCTGGAAGGCGGCAGTCGAACCATCGCCGGTGCCGATGTTCTCGTCCGTCAGCGAATTATCGAGAGGATCGCGCAGCGGGAAAGAATAAGCCGCGCCACGTCGCCCGAGGACATGGGCGATGAATGACCGGATCTCGGAAAGCGGACGATTGTTCAGCTCCACGTCATACCGCCAAAGCGCGATCTGCCAGTCCTGGTTTCTGTCTTCATAACCGCCTGACAGCTTTTGAATGGTAGTCTGGAACGCTGGCCCCATCTTCATGTTCAGGGCGAACTTGTCATTGATGGCAACTGTATCGACCATTACGCCCTCGACTCCTGAGTAACCAGTTCGCGATACAATTCGCGCGCTCTCTGAGCCGCCGTGCTGGCGCTCTCCCCTTGCGCGGCATAGTAGTTCAGGGTGACGTTGGAACCAGGCTGGGCGACGGAAACCTGGGTGTCGTGAGAGCCGTTGTCGTCGGCGAGATGATAGCTTGGTATAGGCCTTGCCGTCTGGATCATGGTGTAGGAGCCGTGCTGGGGGTCCCAGTGGTTTCCGAACATGCCCGAGGGCTGGCTGATGTTGCCAGTATTCAGCCCTGCATTGACCATCTGCTGAGTGATGGCACTTAGAGCATCGACCTGCGAAGAAACTGCCGTCCCAAGCCCCTCGATCGCTCCGATCTGCTTTGCGCTATAGCCTCCGATGTCACTGCTGAGACTGCGAAAATATCCGCGCGTGTTCTGGTCAAGTTGATCGACATTGTCCGCCGTATCGCGAGTATAACTAGCAGTGTCCTTGGTGTTGTCGGCCGTATCAGCATTGTACCTTACAACGTTGACGCCAGAGCCGTTGGCGTTGGTCTGGACCGTTCTGCTCTGATCGGGCAGCGTGATCTGGTTGGGGTTGCCGCCATAGCGCGTGACGTTCGGAAGTTGTGCCGGCGTTCTATTGGCAAGCGTCCCCATGCTATTGAGGAGTTGCTGAAAAGAACCGGCCGGATTGGCGATAGCAGCCTGAGCGGCAACACTGGTGCGTCTCAATTCATCTTGAAGGGCCTTAAGTTCGTCCTGCGCACGATCTGTCGCAAGGCCGACTTCAAAGCCTGCCGCCGCCTCAATCTTTAGATCGTCGAGCCGCTTCTGAACCTCAGCAATGTCCGCCTGAATTTCGTCGGTGCTGCGATGTGATCCTTCCGCCAGCTTGTTGAAGCCATCCTGGATAAGGCCGGGACCGAAGAGCTTGCCGAAATTCTGGAGGCTCGGGTTGTTGATGAAATTCTCGATATCGGCCGAGGCGTTGTTGATCTCTTTCGAGAAATCCGCAAAGCCCTGCGTCGCGCCTGTCAGGATGGGTGCCAGATTGATGAGCGCCTGGCTGAGTTGAGAGTTGATGACCGTGCTTAGCACGTCCAACTGATCGTCCAGTTTCCCTGCCCGCTGCAAAAGATCGTCGGGGATGATAATCCCGATCTCCTGCGCAGATTTTTTCATGGCATCGATCGATGCGCGCCCTTGGTCAAGGAACTGCGCCATTTGCACGCCACCTTTGCCAAAGACAACTGCGGCAAGCGCCGCCTTCTGTGTTGCATCGGTGGTCTGCGCAAGAGCGTCGGAAACTAGCTTAAGCCGCTCCTCCTGGTCCTTCGTGTTCAGGATGTTCTGGAGAAGCTGTGGGTTAAGGGTTTTCAGGCCGGCATAGAGCGCGCCAGCGCCCTTTTCAGCCAGACCGGCGTTCTTGGCGAAGATGCTCAGCGATGAGTTGAACGATTCCTGGCTGATATTGGCCTGCTTCGCCGAGAACGCGAGCGCCTGATAGGTGTCAGTTTTCAGACCAACCGTATTGGCATTCGTCGCGATCTCATCGAACTGGGAGATCGTTTCCTTCAGTTTGTCGAATGCGCCGCCAAGAGATGTCAAAGCCGCAAGCCCAGCGCCAGCCGCAAGGCCGGTCCCAAAGTTCTTCAGCGTGCCACCGATCGAGTTGACACCTCTTTCCACCGCAGCAACGCTCTTCGCCATGCGCGCGCTCTGGGTCTCGACGGTCGTCGCGGCCGACTTGAAGCCGGTCGCGAACTTGGCCGCATTGGTGCTGAGGTCGATCGAGATCGAGCCGACGGTCGCTGCCATTAGTGGACTGTCCCGCCCATGAATTTCGTGACGAATTTCGCCATGGCCAATTGATCCTGAAGTGACTGTGCTGCCTTCTTCGGCGTTGGCTTTTTCAGAAGCTCGGCCTCAGACATCGGCAGCTTGGTCAACTTGACGCGGGAGAGGCGGAAGGAAGATGCGTAGAGCCCTGTGCGATAAGCCAGGATGCTCATTTCCTCATTCCTCTGGATAAGGGAAGCATTGAAGCACTGGACGACCGTGAAGGCCGTCATCTTCCAGAAGTCGCGCTCCGAAACGCCGGCACGAACAGCGAGAGACAGGAGGAACCCCGTCAGGCTTTCGTGCCCTTCGTAGGGTTTTCTGGCTTGTCTTCCTTCGACTTTTTCTGGCCTTCAGCGGTCCAGGTTTCGTGATCCTTGCCGTAGCGGAACAGCGAGAACGCATCGAGGCACTTCCGGCCGACACCTTCCAGCGGAAGCGGCATGTCGTAGGTCTTCACGACATTGCCGGCAGCGTCCCTCAAAGCTACGTTCAGGAAGGACCGAAGGTACTTCGCCGAGAGCAAGGCCAGCCCGTAGTTGAGCTTGTGGGCGAAGTCGAACTCGCCGAACTCGCTCTCCAGCCGCGCCATCCCGTCCATGTCGAGACGGATCGTGTAACCCGTCCCGAACTCTTCCGCCTCGACTTCAGCGAGGAACTTGTTAGCCATCAGGTGGCGCCCCAGGTCGGAGCCGACGACAGGCTGATCTGGCCCTGATACGTGACCATGCCTTCAGCAACGTTGATCGTGAGCTGGGTGATCACGCCGGAGAAGCTGCAGACCGGATCGGTGGACGGCTTGCCTGAGCCATTGTTATCGGCGGCCGAGAAATCAGCCTTGAAGTTGCGCGACGTGCCGGCGGCGAATGCAGCCATTACACCGTTGCTGTCATCTTGGGACGTGTTGTCCGGATCGAAGTGACCTTCAAACGAAACCGTCGCAGCCTTAAAGCCCTGCTTGTATTCGCGGAAGCCGGAGGTTGACTGAAGGTGGGTTGCGTCCACTTGGTCGGCCTGCTGTTCAATGCTGAACGAGGTGGTGTTGCCGATTACGTTGAAGGTCTCGGGAGAAGCGGCGTCACCCAATTTGAGTGCAGCGCCGATCCCGGTAAAACCGGTCGTTGCGGTCATGTCAGTGGTTCCTATGGTGACGCCTTGCCGAAGGGCAGATAGCGGCTATTCCCTTGCGGGAATTCAACGCCAGCGGAGGCTGAATGCCATCACGCGGCGGTGTGTCGAGAGATCATCGGCGAAGTCGGTGAAATCGACCTGATCCTTCTGGAACGAGGCTTTCACCGGCGGCGAGTCCGTTGAGGTGTAGAGCAGATCGCGCAATGCGTTCTTGACAGCTTCGCCAAGATCGATCGCCGCGCTCGCCTTTGTCGCAATGCAATGGATCTGGACGGAGGTCTGCGGGTATTGCGAGGCGCCCGAAAGCATCTGTTCCTCATCCTCCGCCGACATCGCAACGGCGATTGCAGGAAGAGACTCGCCTTGTGGCAAAGGAAGCGGCCGGATGCGCGTCGAGGCGATAGCCGTGACGCCCGCCTGAGCGAGAAGAGCATCAATAGTAAGTTTCACGCCGCTCGTCATTCAACCAGGCTCGCTTGAATCTTCAGAAACCGGCGGCGATCGATCTCGCGCGGCCGGCCGACGATGCGATAGGTCTTGCCTTCGAAAACCAGTTGATGGTCAGGCTCCAGCCCGGATCGCCACCGGATGGTGAAATAGAGGTCCATTTGCGCGTATTGCCGGCCGGATTCCTCATCCTCCTTGGCCTGGTGGAACTCCATCTTCGCCCAGACCGTGGCATAGGTGGAGAAGCCCTGAACCACCTCGTTGTATGAATTGGTCGAGGTGGTATAGCTTTGAAGCTGCACCTGCCTGTCGAGCTCGCCGGTTTTAACCATGCTGATCGCTATCTATCTCGGCCTGAGTTTCATCGTTGGGATAGCCGCGCAGAACCATCGCGGCCGGCGAGGAATGCCTTGGTTCCTGCTATCTCTGATCGCCACACCGCTCATCGGCGGGTTGCTACTGCTGGCTTCGAAAGACTTGCGGACGACCCATGTCACTGCGACGGTCACGACGGACCAGCCGCGTTTTACCAATGGCCCCATCTTCGAA